AGTCGGTGTCAGCGCACAGGGAAGGGAGGAGACCCAAACGGAGCCCACGACGACGACAACTGTCGCCCCTGCCGTCACGACGACGACACCGCCGACAACTGTTGCCCCAGTCACCACAACGACTGTACTGACGCTCCCCGAGGGATTTTCTCTTCCGACGCTCAAGGCAAATGTGCCTTGCCAAGAATGGACACAGGTTGCCCTAGAGGCTGGCTGGCCCCCTCACCTACTCTCCGAACTATTCTGGGAAGTATGGTCAGAGTCCCGTTGCCAGAACATCATCGAGGGTCACCCAAACTGGAATGGTCACGACCGTGGTCCGCTTCAAATCAACCAAGTATGGCTTGACGACATTGAGGCAAAGTACGGAACTTGGGAAGTAGTCAATGACCCCCGCTACAACTTTGCGTGGGCTTGGGAAATGTTTAAGTGGTACGAATACCATAAGGGGTGTGGATTCATCCCGTGGTCACGTCCTTGCAAATAAGGGAGCAACACAATGAGAACACTTCACCGTTGGGTATTTGGCATTTTCCTCACCCTGATTGTTGTCGCAGTATCCACCTGCGGAACTGACGGAGACGAGGCAAAGGCAGTAAAGACAGCCAATACAACTGCCCCCATTGACCTTTCGGGGGTTGACTGGATTGGACTGGCTCGCTTGGTTCATGGACGCTGTGGTGAGTGGCGTGAACTAGCACTTCGTGTCGGCTGGACTGAGGCTCAGTGGCCAAAGTTGAGTCATGTGCTTCATCGTGAAAGCCGTTGCAATATTGGCTCATTCAATAGAACTGACCCCAATGGCGGAAGTCGTGGGTTGATGCAAATCAATGGATACTGGTGCCGAAAGAACAAGTACAACCCAAGTGGCTGGCTTCAGGCAAAAGGAATCCTCAATACCTGCGACGACCTCTACAACCCCGAGGTGAATCTCCGTGCGGGGCTAGCGATGTGGAACTACAGCCAAGAGCGCAATAAGTGTGGCTGGCGCCCTTGGGCTACGAGGTGCTAGATTGCCGACAATGGAGACGACGGCCCCAATCACGGTATTTGGTTCAGCGATTACCCATTTCGGCAATCTGACCAAACAGGTCTTGGATGCCTATGAGACAAAGTTGGGTAGAACACTCTCCAGCCTTGATTGCTCCGAGAGACGACAAGCAGTGGACGAGTTGGATGCCATCGGGTTCTTCACCCTCAAGGGGGCGGCTATGGCTTATGCCAATCGGGCATTGGTAAGCAAGGTGACCGCCTACAAGGACATCCGTATCTCACTTTGGGACGACAAGTAACGGGAATACCTGCATAACAATACGCAACACCGTATGTATTATGGGAAAGTTGTATTGTCCTCCATCATGGGAAGGGGCTGTTATGTGCTTGCTTTTTTACTTCGCTGGTTGTCTTACTGGCTATTTGGCTTGGCGCATGTCGTCAGCCCCGATGCTCTGGGATGCGGAAGACGAGGCTAGACACTGGAAGAAGCAGTGGCTAACCCTCAAGAGTGAGATGGACCGAAATTTCGTAGAAGACTGACTCTCGGGTTGTGCGATTAGTGTTAAAACGCTAACATCGCAAATATGTCAGACGAAATTGAAGAAACCCTCAGCCCGCAAGGCGATAGGTCTTGGGTGGCTTTTGCGATTTGTCACGGGAAAACACACCTTTTCTTCCCGAAGGTCGCTGAACGCCCACAGGCACGGGTTCGTCGTGAAAGACTTGCGGCAACGATGTGTCGTGTTTGCCCAGTCTCCCAGCAGTGCCGTGAGTACGGCAGAGAAAACCACGAGTATGGTTTCTGGGGTGGCGAAAGCGAGATGGACCGCCATCTAGCAGGCTTTTCTCTCCCTGCGGTCATAGGTGTCCCTCGTTTGCGAGAATCTCAAAAGATTTAACCAAAACAGGTTGTCGGTAGCCAGTGAGGGCTGTAATCTCCTTTCAGTGGATTTATCCAAAAGGAGAAAGCAATGTCACACAACCTAGACAAGACCAAAGACGGCAAGATTCGCATGGCTTATGCCGACCACGAAGTCCCGTGGCACCGGCTAGGAACCCCAATGAAGGGTCTCCGTACCGCTGAGGAAATGCTCCGAGCCGCAGAAGCGGACTACACGGTTGTCCTCACTCAAGTAGCCGCCCTTGATGAGTATGGCAACCTGATTATGACCCAGAACGCTGATGGGCTGAGTGTTCCGTTGGTAGTTGAAGACAGTCGTGCCACTGTGCGAGTCAATGATGATGGCACTTTTGATGCCCTCTCCACTGTGGGTACTCGTTACGTCGTGCAACAGAACGCCGATTGCCTTGGTCGCGCCCTTGACATCGTTGGAGCAAGCAAGGGTGATGCCGTCGTGGACACCTGTGGCGTTCTCAACGGTGGTCGTGAGTTCTTTGCATCCATTGACCTAGGTGGTCTCATTATTGACCCCCGTGGCGTTGGTGACAAGATTGAGCGTTACTTGCTCGTTCGTAATGGACACGATGGCAAGACCCCCATTACGTATGCCAATACTTCTATTCGTGCGGTATGCAAGAACACGGTAAACGCTGGCATTAAGTCCGCCCTCCGAGTTTTCACTGCTCGCCACACACGGAATCAGGACAATGCCATTGAGCAGGCTCAGGAAGTCCTCAACTTCTCAACAGAGTGGGCAGAAGACTTCAGAAATACTGCTGAGCGAATGCTCAACATCCCCATCATGGATAAGTCCGCTCGCTTGGATTCGGTCATCAACTCGGTGTTCCCGAAGAAGAAGGACGAGACTGACCGACAGAAGCGGAACCGTGAAGAAATCAATGATTTGATTCGTGGCTTGTATCCGTCAGAGAAGAACGCTGGTGGCTACGGCTACAACGGTTGGGCTACCTACAACGCCATTGCGGAGTACTTGGACCACTATCGTGACGCCAAGGCTAATGAGCGTGCTCAGTCGTCTATGGACCCCAACTCGTGGGTGAACAAGAAGAAGTACGAGGCACAGCAGGCAATCCTTTCCCTAATCTGACGCAAAGTCGTGCGACAATAGAGGCATGCAAGATGCACGACCCGAGCAAAGGATGTGCGATGGAGCCTGAAGACTTTGATTCAGAGATGTCCCGAGGGGAACTCATCAACTTCCTTGGCGAGTTCCTCTCACAGAACTCCAACGCTGACCTCATTTACCGTGACCACCTTTGTTCAATAATTGTCGCAAAGATATTTGACGAGTTCGGGCATGAAGGTCTCTGCACCTTGATGATGGCAATTGACCAAAAAGCGAACTGGATTTCAGACATCATCTTTGAGCAGTCAGACTTTGACAATGCGATGTATTCGCTTCACGGGACGTATGACGGGTCGCTGGTACAGAAGGCTCGTGACTCTGAGGGAATCATTGAGTTAAACAAGAAGATTTGGCGACTTCGCAAGAAGTATGCCCGCTCAATTGCTGACGAAATCTTCAATGAAGAAGCCGAGATTGACGAACTGGAGAAGGGCGAGTAAAACAGTGTCGGCACGCAATGCACCAAAATGGTTCTCTGGGAACCCAGAGGAAGCCCGCAGGAATATTGATTCCCACACATGGATACTCGCAAACCACTGGCTTGCCTATGGCATCACTGCCCCTGAGAATGCAACAGACTCAATCCTGTGTAGCGTCTGTGGTGTCCTAGACGGCTCTGGGCACGAAAGTCACTGCGATGACAGAAGCAAACCGACTTGGCTCAATAGATACTGGCTCAAGAAATAGCGGAGCCCCCGTCACTGGGGGAAGCGACGAGGGCTCAACGCAATTGGTCAGGCCATAGGGGGCGAACCCAACCTGACTGAATCGTATCAACTACGAGTCAAACAAACAACTACTTATTACGGTGGCGGAAAGCCTTAATCCAGATTCATCATTTTGAGAACGAGATTCGCCACAGAGTCATTTTCGTCAAAGGTAATCTCACCATCAGTTGCTTTACCAACAACTGACCGCTTTTTCTCAACCAGAGCGTAAATATCTTCGTCGATAGTCCCGGACGCGAGCATGTAGGTGGATGTAACCGAACCTTTCTGCCCAATGCGGTGACAGCGACTGTATGTCTGGTCAACATCGGCAGGCGTCCACGGCAACTCCACAAACAGGACGTTCTGGGCGGCTGTCAGCGTGTGTCCAGTCTTTGCGGCTTGAATGGACAAGACCATGACGGGAGCCTTCTCCACGGGCAATGTCTGGAACTTGTGTTTAGCATCCTCAACAGCCTCTACATCCATCCCGCCCTGAATCTTCAGACCCCCGTACCTATTGGCCAGCATGTCCACGATGTCCCTGTGGTGAGCCGCAATGACGACCTTCTTGCCATCAGCAATGTGGGCATCTACCCACTCCTCAACGACGGGCATCTTGGCACGAGCCGCAATCTTGCGTAGAACACTCATTCGGACCAGGTGTTCGTTGGCTTCTGCCTTAAGACGAGCCATGACCGTAGCCGCCCCAACAGGCAACCCGAGTTCCTCGGCAATCTGCTTCGCTCTCTCAACGAGGTAAGCAACAATGTCCGATTCTGCCTTTTTGTACTCCTTCATCACAGTAGGAGCCCCGTCGACGATGACTGCATCATGCATGACTGGGGGGAGTTCCGTCATTACTTGGTCTTTGGTGCGACGGATGTAGCAGGTCGCTCGCAACTTATCGTTGAGTTCCTCCAAGTTTGAGTTTCCCTCTAAGTGCCATTGACCCCACTTGTCTTGGAAGGCATTGCAGTAGCGACGGTAAAAGCCCCACAGACCGCCGAACTTCTCCAACTGCCCCATGATGTCCAACTGTGGGGCGTATTCGGCTGGGCGGTTCGTGACTGGTGTACCCGTAAGGCAGAGAACAACTGCGTCCTTGTTGGACTTAGTCATCTTCTTGGCTGACTTCGTCCGCTGGGCGTCCCGAGATTTGCAGTAGTGGCTCTCATCAAACACATAGGCGTTGTGGTTG